ATTTCTTCATTTTTCCAAGCATCAACAACTTGTTTAATACTTTTTATTGGTTTGTAACCGTTTTCAAATTGTTCCCAATTCAAATAAGCATCTTTACCAATCCAATAAACTCTCTCTAATAAGCAAGATTTATCAAATACAACACAACCATCATTTCCAATAATTGATGTCGTATAAATTTCAATTTCATTTCCTTTTGATGTAGTGAATTTTGCAATAGTTGTCATAATATTTTGTCTTTGTTTTTAATTTTAAATGTATTCATAATCTGGTTTTTATAAATTATTAACTGTTTCACTTAAATCAATACCTCTCTCGATATTTTCATTCCACTCATCTGAACCTTGCTGGTGTTTGTTCATCTTGTGCCAAAAGTTTAACTGCTCTAATTCATATTGTGCTCTTTGTACGTAAGTTAATGTATTCATAATTTAATTATTTATTTAGTTATTATTAATTTGTTATTCACTTATATTATCGAATATACTTCGTATTCACTTTGTAATTAAATATTTTATTTTTCATGTTTTTAATTATGCAACAAATATACAATACATTTTTAGTTTATCAACTATATAATAACAAATTTTAACAAAATTTTAACAGTTTTATTTTATTGATCATTTGATTTTTATTACAATTATAATTTTGTATATTTGTTTTATGAAAATATACGCATATAAAGTATTTAAGAAAGGAGTTTGGTATACTTACTCTGAAGAATATGAAAATATTAAAGACTGCTTACTGTGGTATTTAAGAAACGGAAGATTCTTAGAAAATTTATCTAACAGAAAATTAGTATTATTTAAAGGTAGTAAAAAAATAAAATAAAATGGCACATCCTACAAGAATATTTAACGAACCCGAAGAGCTTAAACAAGCATGGCTAAAATTTAAAGAGAATGCTAAAGAACAAGCTAAAGAATGGATTGAAACCCAGTACGTCGGTAAAGATGGAGATATTAGACTAACACCTAAAAAAATACCTTTAACATTCGAAGGATTTAAACGTTTTGCTAGGGATCGATACGGTTGTATTGAACAATATTTTACAAACCAGGATGATTTATATTCTGAGTTTATTGGTGTCTGTCGCGCGATTAAAGAAGAAATCAGAGAAAACCAAATAATTGGCGGAATGCTAGGATTCTTTAACCCGTCGATTACACAACGTTTGAATAGTTTAGTTGACAAACAACAAACAGAAGTTAAAGGAGGTTTAAACATTCCTAATTTACCGGATATTGCTGACAGAAAATAAGTATAAATATACAGGGGCTTATTATAAGATTTTAGATTTAATAAAGTCTAATCCTAAAGAAAACGTTTTTGTTATTCGAGGTGGCCAAGGTGCATCCAAAACTGTTAGTATAATACAGTTGTTAATTCAGTCTTTATGTTCTCAAACTAAAGAAGCTACAATATTATCCTCTGAGCTGTCTAAGATGAAAAGAACAGTAATAAGAGACTATAAAAAGATATGTAAAGATTGGGGCGTTTTAGAGAATGAACATGATTTTAATAAGTCAGAAAGTAAGCACGAATATTTTAATGGATCTTATCTAGATTTTTTAGGTGCTGATGTTAATGACGTTGGTAAAGGATTTAGAAGGGATATTTTATATATAAATGAGGCGGATAAAATGGACGTTGATACAGCTGTACAATTTATTTCTAGGGCTTCATTAACTATTATTGACTACAATCCGGACAGTTTATTTTGGGGTGATGACTTTATAAATGAGAATAATTTTATTACTCTAACATTCCAGGATAATGAATACTTGGCAGAAAGTGAAGTTAAATCAATCCTAGACTATAAAGCTAAAGGCTTTTTCAATACTGATTTACCTACTGAATCATTGTTTAGTGATGGTAATATTAAAAACAAATACTGGTCTAATAAATGGCGAGTTTACGGCTTAGGTTTAGTAGGAAACTTAGACGGTGTTATATTTGATAATTGGAGTACTATTGACGAGGTTCCAGGTGAAGCTCGTTTAATTGGTATTGGTTTAGATTTCGGTTACACGAATGATCCAACGGCAGCGGTTGAAGTTTACAAATACAACGGTAAAAGAATACTAAATGAAATTGTTTATAGAACAGGAATGTTAAATAGTGATATTGCAAAGGTGTTACCTAAAAATACTTTTGTTTATGCTGATTCAGCAGAACCTAAATCAATTGAAGAAATAAGAAGGGCGGGAATAAATATCATGCCGGTAACAAAAGGAGCTGACAGTATTATATACGGTATTCAAACAATGCAAACACAGGAGTATTTAATTACATCTAAATCTAAAAATATTATAAACGAATTTCAAAAGTATATTTGGCAAAAAGATAAAAGAGGGGATACACAAAATAAACCAATAGATAAATACAATCATGCTATCGATGCTATCAGATACCATGAAATGATGGATATAGGTGTAAAAAATAAAGTCTTTTTCTTTTAATGCATTTAAATAGATTTTTTTTATTACTTTTGACTATTAAATAACTTTCATCTATAATGGGTTTACTTTCAAATATATTCAAAAGAAACAATACTAATATAAATAAATTTAATGAGGCTTTTTTTAAGTTTATCGGCTCCGGCGGATCTTCTTACGATTTAAACGCTCAAACATACATTGAAAAAGGTTTTAATATTAATCCTTTAGTTTATTCAGTAATCGCTCAGATGGCGACTAAAACATCATCTGTTCCTTATACAATAAAAGAAGTAGAAGATAAAAACCAAAAGCAGAAGTTAAGCAATTTATTAAAGGCTACTAAACATAATTTAACACCTCAACAAGAGGTTAAGAAACTAATACTAGAAAGTAAAGCTTATAAAAGTAATAGTTTTAACATGCCTTTAGAAGTTCCGAATCCAATGCAAACCTGGAACGAGTTTTTAGAGTTATATAAAACACTAATAAAGCTAACAGGAAACGTTTATATTTATAAGTTAATGCCTAAGGAGGGTATGAATGCTGGAACGCCAATTGCGTTATATTTATTGCCATCGCATTCAATGGAAATAATATTGAAGAAAAACGCCGACATGATGAGCGTTGAATCTCCTGTATTTGGTTATAAGTTAATAGAAGGTAATATAGGGATAACCTTTAAGGCTGATGAAATAACACATATAAAATACCCTAATCCTAACTTTGATTTAAACGGATCACATTTATACGGATTCTCACCAATTAGAGCAGTATTAAAAAACATTGAAAGTTCTAACCTTGCTTTAGACTTAAACATAAAAACCATGAAAAATGGGGGCGCATTTGGTTTAATACATTCTAAAGGGCAAACACCATTAACATACGAACAAGCAACCGGATTAAAGGATAGATTGAAGGAAATGGATGCTGACCCGGACAAACTTGGTAAGATTGCTGGAGTATCTGCAGAAATAGGTTTTACAAGGTTATCACTTACGACTGATGAATTAAAGTTATTTGATTACTTAAACTTTGACCAAAAGCAAATTTGTAATGCTTTAGGCTGGAGTGATAAATTGCTAAACAATGATTCCGGTGCTAAATATGACAATGTTAAACAATTCAGAAAACAAGTTGTTATAGATAATATAATACCGGATTTAGAGCTGTTAGCTTCTGCTTTTAATACTGATATATTACCATTATTTAAAAACTATAAAGGAACTTGTTTATCTTTTGAATATAGTGAATTACCGGAAATGCAGGAGGACATGGCTGAAATGGTTTCTTGGGTTAAACCATCAATTGAAACTGGTTTAATTAGTAGAAATGAAGGTCGGGTATTTATGAAATTGCCTAAATCTGACGATAGTTCAATGAACGAAATTACAGTAAATGCTGATATATTAACATTGGACCAGGCTTTAGACGATTTTCCAAATGTTGACGGTTCGCCTATATGATTAGACAATACAGAAAACAATGGCTAAGATGGCATAATAATTATGAACGTACAGCGAGAATAATATTTCAACGTACTTTTAAAGAGATTGCCAAAGATATACCATTCGAGCGCATGAGTGCTGGAACTTATAAAGCGTATTTACAGACGCATGTTTCTAAGGAAAAGATATTCGAGGCTTACGTTAAAGTATATTCTGAAATCGGTATTAAACACGGTAAACGAGTTGGTGTACAAATTAACAAACAGATAAACGAAAAGAATTTTACTATTGACGGTTTTTTAAATGAGTTTCAAAGAACTCTAATAAATTTCCTAGCAACTAACGAAGGTAGCAGAATTACAACAGTTAGACAGTCTTATATTCAATATCTTACTCAGATAATGACTAAGGGAATAGAAGAAGGTAAAACCATGTCAATGATTTCAACTGACATGACTAAATTAGTAAAGAGTAGAAACTTTTACAGATGGCAAGCGTTAAGGATTGCACGCACAGAAACGACAGCGGCATCAAACTACGCTGCCACTGTATCCTCTTCAGTTAGTGGTGTTCTTATGGATAAAGTTTGGGTTTCAGCTTTAGATGCTAGGACTAGAAGGGAGCCGGAAAGTCATTTTGACCATTACCACATGAACCAAGTAAAAGTTCCTTTAGACAAACCATTTGAAGTAAGTGGAGAAAAATTAATGTTTCCAGGAGATCCAAAAGGAAGTGCTGGGAATGTTATTAATTGTAGGTGTTCGGTTGCTCAAGT